GCTCTATCCAACATTAGAAGATGAAAGAACAGTACAAGCATCAACTTTAGTCAGATATTTACGAAAACTCCATAATTTGCACAAATGTTTCTAATAAATAAGCTCATATTTAAGCGAGAATGCGTTTTAAGAAGGAGGTCTGTATGATTAGACCTCCATTAATTATTAGTAAATTGTAGCGATTAATTTAGTCATATCCTGCTGTGCAGTTGGATCAGCGAATGTTCCATAGCCATTTTGAGTAATAGTATCGTTATGACCTACTCTTAAAGCAATTGTTTTATCGCTTACTCCTGCTTTTTGCCATTCAGATATAACAAATCGTCTAAACATCTTTGTATCAACGATATTGCCATCAAGACCTATCTTTTCACATCTTTCTTGTAAAAATTGTCTGCTGTAATCGTAGCCAACATCAAACAGATAACCTGACTTTATAGACTTTTGTTCAGTATATTTATCAAAAAAATATTTTAATTTTTTTGGAATAGGTACAATTCTTTCACCTTTTCTAGCATCTGCAACACGAAGTTTAGCTGCTTTAGTAGGTGTAATTTTACCTGATTTTGTACTTCTTGAATTTCTAATAGTAATTGTAAGATTATTCCAATCAAAATCATTGTATGATAAACCTGCTGCCTCTCCCCAACGCATTCCCGTTGGATATTGAATAATAAATATAAATGATAATTCTTGGAATTTACGAGTAAATCCTTGTTCAGAATAATCTCCATATTCATCAGTATTTACAGCACTATTAAAAGTTTTTTCTAAACTTAATAATAGTTTTTTAGCTTCTTTAG